ACTCCTGTCCTTTCCTGATTAAGCAATCTAATTTTTTGTCTCTTAGCAGCTTCAATATTGAATATATTTGTATCCTCATTTAAAAATATATCATCTACTTTTATAGGATAATACATCTTTTCCTTCAGAAAAGCTATTCTGTCTCCTGCTTTAGATAAACTCTTTAAATTATCTTCTAATATATCTGCAGCTTTCTGGGCATTAGACACTAACATTGGAACTTTATACAAAGGACTCTTTAAAGATGAATCTAAATATGCTCCTAATGTTGAAGGTTCTTTAGCCTCCATTCTAAATTTATTAGAAATAAATAAGCCATGAATCCTTTTTTCATCATCTTCATTCTTATATGTAAGAAAATTAAAATTCTCTACATCAAACATTAGACTTTTAGCATCAAAGAACTTCTTCATATCTCCACCAGTTCCCATTAGAATTGGAGAACACCCCCATCCATAAGGAGTAGTGAAACCAGGAACTGCTGCTCTAAACCCTCTGAGAAATGCTCCTTTCCCAATCTCATCAATAATTAACTTTCTAGGTTTAGTTCCAGCAATTGCTTCCTCATTATTTCCTTCATCAAGATTTCTGATAAGAATCTGACTAAAAGGTATTCTTTCTCCTGCTCTAGTTTTTATACCAAGGGTAACTTGATTCTTCCAATTATCTTCTATCCTTTGCCATCTCCATGCTTCAGGAATAAAGTTCAATCCCTTATCAAGTTTATCTGTAATCAGTTTTATATCTGGAGCATTCAATCCAGCTATAACATTCTGGGAGTTCTCATCAAATGTGGCTCCCCATCCAATATAACTAGCTTCTTGGACAGATTTTGCAAAACGACGTATCCCTAAGATTACCAGACCTTTATGCTCTATATGGGCTTTTTCAATTTCATTTGTAACTATCCATTCATTGTCTCTAAATAAGGGATTAGCATATTTTTGATTAATCCTTCCCCTATCATCAATATAATCAACCTCTGTATGCCAAATATTTAAATGCCAATATAGAAAAGGATTAATAAACACTCCATTCATCATACAACCATTCAAACACAAATCTTTATGAAACTCAAAGAACTCGTCATGCTCATTAGAAGAAGCATCAGGAATTCTTTTCTGATTCATAAACCAATCCTTGTAATCTACTGTTTGAATTTTCATTTCTTATCTCTCTTTTCTAAGAATTGATTAGCCTGAGAACTAAGTTTTCCTTTTCCAAATACTTCTACTTTAGATTGTTCATTAACTCTCATAGAATCCACTGTTCTTAATATCTCAGCATAATCCTTAAGAGCCTGTGTAAGATCCTTTCTCTGTGCCTCTTTATTAGCAATACATATAGGAATAGTTCCTCCTCCTTTAGTTTCTTTCCAAGCCATTCTATCAGCAAGAGAATTAAATGGATTAGCCTTTATATAATCCTTAAGCTCCTGAAGTTTCTCCTCTAAGAACTCTAATTCATATTCTATAAGAAGTGGTTTTTGTGTAACTGCCATTTTATTGTATTAATAAATTTATATCTTCATCATTCAATTCTTTAGACTCTTCCTGTCTATAATACTCATCATATACTTGTATACCTATATAATCCTGCTTTTCTCCAGACTTACCAACAATATCAATAAACAAACACCCATCATTATAAACTCTAATGAGAGTATTAATTAAATCTTCCAGAGGGACCTTATGAATAAGCAAATTATTGTTCTGTGTTTTCATGTTCCTTAATATTAGCTTCTTGTTCTTCTGTTAATTCAGCTTTCCAGAATCCTTTACCACATGTACAAGAAAGACATTTAGTTTTAGCAGACAATGTACATCCACAATCTATGCAATGTATATCTGGACGCATACTATTATAATCCTTCCTATTAGCAGAATTCCAATCACACTCATTACATATATTCATTCTCTCTTCTGCCACCTCAAGAATTTTTAACTTCAAATGATTAGGAGGCAATAACTTATTACGCCAACCTTCGTACACTTGTAATATATTCATAGCATTTTTGGTTTTAACACTTCAATATTATTCAATGTCCCCTTTAACTTAACCTGAAGATTTACTCTTTGCTTATCATTTAAATTATTCTTCTCCAAATCTTCTTCCTGTCTTTGTTTACCTGACAATAATCTATCCATATAATGCTTAGCCAATCTCTCATTAAAAACAAACTTTCCAAAACCTGAAATCTCCACACTCTTATTGGTTTTCATTGCTTCCATAACTCCCTTGAATTGATGATTAACAACAGCTTCAATTGTTTCCTGTGGCATCAATATATTCCCCTGAGTCATCCTTCGTATAAGGAATGTCTTAACACTAATTGTTACAGGCTTATTATTAATCTTCATTCTTAGAATATTTAGCAATCATTTCCTTCTTATAATCCTCCATCCTCTCATATGCTGAAGCTCCCATAAGAATTGTATTCTGTCTATAATCATGCATTCCACACATGAAATAACCACACAATATACATTTTTCTTCCTCTGTCATAAACCTAAACACCTTATCAATTCCTTCTGGTATTCCAGGGACATCATTAGAGACAACACCTCCTCCATCATTATAAGGCTTCTTTGCTCTCTCAGCTAACTTGTACTTCCTTTGCAGATAATTGAGGTTGTTCATGTTCTAACTTTATTTGTAAGACAATATTACCATTAAAATCTAAAAGAATAATAGGCGTAACCTTCACCTTCCCATTCACCTTAATAAGCATTCCCATCTTCTTCAACTTGGAAATAATATTATTAATTGTAGCATATGTTGTATTATACATCTTACAGAACTCATCTCTATGATTAGCCAGGGTCATATCTCCCTTAATAGCTGTATACCCTATTAACTGAATTTCTCTTTCTGTCAAATGTAAAGCATTAACAGCTGAAAGAACATTATAATACTTCTCAGCCATAGCATAATTGCTACCCTCAACAACCTGTAACCTCTGTAATAATGTCTTCATATTTTTTACATGTAGTTTATATAAGACAAATGTAAAAACAATTATAACAATAAACAACCATTTCTAATTATTCTTCTTATAAAAGAATAATTAAAAAAGTTATTCCATATATAGGGATTAGGATTGTCTTTTAAAATAGTGTCCCCTATGTTTATATTTACCAAAGGGAGCATTAATACAATGATATACTTTCTTTATTAAGAAATCTTTCTTACTATCTTTCATCATCTTATAAACTTTCTCTTCTCCTGTAACAATATTAATAGCAACAATAGAAACTCTTTTTAAATTTCTATTCTCATAAGAGATAATATCTTCAGGAGTTTTTTTAATATATTGCTTAGAAGAATAATCTCTCCAAGTCTTCTTAATAAGAAGAGAAGAATATATTCTTTGCTTCTTATGCCCAATATAATCAAACTCTGAATCATACTCTTCCTTTCTAATAATCATCCAATCATATAGAGACTTCCTTTTACATTTTCCTTTCCAATGAGAAGCAAGATCAATGATTTTATTTCTGGAAGTTATACCTGTAGTAGTAATTACTTCCTTAATCCCTACAACATTAATTACTTCTTTTGTCTTCATGTTTATACAAACAAACTCTAAAGGAGCTCTAGTAGTCACATTACTATCTTTTTCTTTTAAAGGGATAGTGCCTGGAAGAACACCATTATATCCAAATTCCTGAAGATGTGTCTGAAACTTTAATACCCATTTAGTTTCTACCTCCTCATACTCTTGTTTAGTTAAATTATCAGGCAATACTTCTAAAATTGAAAATACAAAAAAGTTCTCTTTATAGTAATTCCAAGCAGACTGTAAATGAACACAATGACTTAAATTCTTCCTTAATCTCTCTCTATGAGTCTCCCATCGTTTTTTAATATTCTTTGAGTACCCAACGTACTTCTTATTATTCTGAATATTTGTAATACAATATATTCCAGAAACTTTTGTGTAAACTCCCATATTTTTTATTTTTAAAATTAGACTATAAAGATACAGGGATATTTTCTAATTACCAAAATTTTTAAAATTTTTATTTTTTATTATGTGGGTGTACACCCTGCCTACTACCGATTGCAACCCCACTACTGGTTCAGGCGGTGGGGGATGTCCCCTCTTTGACTTAAACGTCTGACACTTATTATGATTCAATTATTAGGTAGAGAAGCTCTCAAGGTAAGAGCACTTCCAGGAGTTCATGACTACAAAGAATTCTTAGCAGATGGAGTTACTAAGAGTAAATTGGTTGGAGAAAAGTACAGAAGGTTTGTTGTTGATGGTAAAAAAGCTTTTATTGCAGACAACAAGGATCCATTCTGTTCAGCATTTGATTCAGGTTTGATTTACAGTGTCGATCTTGACAGTAATACAGAAGGTCAACTGTCACTTGCTAACTTTACTACCATTGCACAAGAAATAAACATGGCTCGGACACAACAACTGTTGGACAGCTATAGCTATGAAAACACTGTTGTTACGACACCTTTGGTGTTAGACGAAGAAACAATTAATGCTCTTCGTTAAAGAATGCCCTTCGGGGCTTCTTTATATATAGTGTGAGTATAGGGGTAAGGGGTTGTGGGGTTTTCATAAGGAAAAATACAACTTCTTTCTCTTCTATTAAACAATTTGTATACCATATATATATAGGATACATTTTGAGGTGTATTTAGGAAGAATATATTCCATGTATAGAATAGATTATTTAAGAGCAAATCCTCTTTTCATCTTCTCTAATGGAACATTAATCCAGATAGTGAATGATGTTGTATCATATATTGGAGATTGTTTTCTATGTCTTGCTAATGTTAAAGGATGTATTCCTACAAATTCTGCTAGAGATTTGTAACTGGAAGTCAATAGTAATGAATTATCTTCCTTATTAAGGGCAATATGATGCTTAATCTTATACTTTGTACCTTTCTTTTTCATAAATGTTAAATTTAATACGAGGTAAAGTTAACATTTATTCTTGAATATACAAATAGGTTAGTAATACTATCTGATCATTATATGTTTAATAGATGGTGATTATGTTTTATAAAGTGAGGTTTAAGGGTGTGTTTTGTGGTG